GGTGACGAGCGAAAGACCGAGTGAAGACCGGCGCGGTGATCAAGTGGGTGCTCGGTGCGTTCGGTACCGGAACTGCACTCGGATATTTTCTCGGGAGGAGACATGCGAAGAGTATTGCTGATGCTGCTGCTACTGACGGCGGCTACGACCCTGACGTGGAGTCAGAGCTTGCAGCAGACGTTGATAGAAATATCCAACGACTTGATGAGTATCTCCGATCGATTCGACGAGGATTTACAGAGGCTCGAAGAACAGCTGGGGAGCTTGAAGACGACATCGACGGAGCTCTCGACACAGTTGGACGACTTAGGGCCACGAGTGGAGAGCTCAGAGGAGTCGCTGGTCGACTTGCGGAGCTCGCACACGGACTACAGGATATATGTCCAGGGGGCGCTCGAGACGCAAGCAACGCGGATCCGGGCGCTTGAAACCGAACTGTGGATATACCGGATAGGAGGGGGAGCGCTGGCGCTGCTCACCGGTTGGCTCGCCCTTCGTGCGGCACTGGCGCCTCCGTGACATAGACGATACCTCGAGCATCACCGTGGTACCGACTGCAGCAGACAACACGATAGCGCTCGCAACCTTGCAGGCGTGTCGTAGGCATCGCGAATCATCACGACAGATACACAACTCGGATAACAGGATAGAATGGCGTGACGGCGGTTATAACCGGCAATGCTGGGATTGTGGTATAATGCACCCATGGCAATACCCGTAGATCATACCGTAGTTTCTATCGTCGTACCGACAGACCTCCGCGACCGCCTGCACGAGATAGCAGTAGGGCGCGGTACCTCAGTCTCACACATGCTGTCCGCGTGGCTCACCTCGGGCATCGACGCACCGATAGAGCGAGACCACAAGACGCACGCTGTCCGCTCCTACAAAGACGAGCTTATGCTTTCCCTCCCTCGCGACTGGACACGACGATCCGGGATCGAGAAAGGCGACCGGGTATCCGTTGCATACTCTGCCAACGCTCTGATAGTGCGATCCTGAAACCCTGTTAATTCGCTTCTCACAGAAAGAAATCTCATAAAGTTTTGCTAAAAGCATTGCGCAACGTCTATGATGTGGTATAATACCAATATGGATGAACGGGGAATGCAGGCAACAAAGCAACAGGCAAAGGCAATCAAGACGGTCAGTCGGATACGACGGCAGCTACACTTTGCAGCACCGACGCGCACCGAGCAGTGGATAGACGCACGGCTGATCGCACGACTCGCGGCAAGCGCGAACTGGAGAGCATGATGAAGCGCAGCATCCAAGTAGAGCACGAGGGCGTACAGATCACGGTCATAGTCGAAGATCCGATGGACGGGCGCGAATGGGAGGAGCTCGAGATATACGTCGAGGGCGATGCGATGCAGCTGTTCGACTCCTTCTCGATGAACTACGGAGGACCGAGCACCTACTACGCGATTATGGACAAGGTTTGCAAGGGCATAAAGGAGGCAAGGAAGGGGTAAAAGAATCCCGACCGCACGGGGGTACGGCCGGGAAAAATGGAGGCACCGACGAAGCCGGTACGTGATGAGTGTACCTACTCGGTGATCGCAATACAACCATGGAGAGCAAGTTATGAGCGACCAGAAAGAGTTACTGAACGACGATCCAGAAGAGACGGCAATCGTCGAGCGCGAAGCACCGGCCCAACCGACACCAAAAGATCCAATGGCTATGATCGCATCCGCGATCGATCGAGGGATGGACGTCGAAACCATGAAAGAGATCCTCGCGATGCGGCGGGAGCTCAAAGCGGAGGCGGCGCGGGAGGCGTTTTTCTCTGCGCTGTCACGGTTCCAGGCTGACATGCCAGAGATCCCTAAGAGTAAGCGGGTGATGAACAAGAAGGGTGAGCACCGCTACAGCTACGCTCCGCTTGACCAGATCATTCGCACGACGCAACCGCTACTGAAAGCGCACGGATTCAGCTACACCATGAAGCCGGTACAGGACGAGGGTACTCAATTCACGGCAGTGATCATCGTACACCACGACGCGGGCCACGAGGAGGAGAGTTCTTTCTCGGTGCCGATCGATACCGAGAGCTTCATGAACGCGCCGCAGAAGGTCGGGTCTGCCCGCACGTTCGCGATGCGCTACGCCTACTGCAATGCGTTCGGAATTCTCACGAGCGACGAAGATGACGACGCGGGGGCGATCGAGATCAATGCGGTACTCGCTGCGTCAGAACAGATCGCTTCGCTCGACACGGCAGGAAATCCCGAAGAGCTGACTGAGATCATGCGCGGTATATGGAAACAACTTCCGGAGAACGACGCGCGGCGCCTGGTCGTGAAGTCGTACTACAATCAGCGTAAGGAGCAAATGAATGCGGGTAATTGATGTCCAGCAAGGAACAGACGAATGGCTCGCAGCGCGGGCCGGACGGATCACAGCGTCTCGGGTAGCAGACGTGCTCGCGACAGTGAAGAGCGGGGAGGCAGCGGCGCGGCGAAACTACAGAGCCGAGCTTGTCGTGGAGCGCATGACCGATCTCCCGGCAGAGCGCGGGTTCGTGTCAAAGGAGATGATGTGGGGTATCGAGCAGGAGCCCAACGCACGATTCGCCTATGAGATGCGTACCGGGGCGAATGTTGATACCGTCGGGTTCATCGTTCCCGACGACGTTGACTACATAGGGGCGTCACCGGATGGACTGGTAGGGATCGACGGCGGAGTAGAGATCAAGTGTCTGAACACGGCGAACCATCTCGCGACGATCAAGGCCGGAAAGATTCCGGCGAAGTACTACCCGCAAGTCCAGTGGTGCATGCTCTGCTCGGGGCGGTCGTGGTGGGACTTCGTAAGCTACGACCCGCGGGTTCGTATCGATGCGCTACAGCTGTTCATCGTACGTGTCGAGCGTGACGACGAGTGGATCAAGCGGACGATTGCAGAGGTAGAGCGGTTCAACGCGGAGATCGATGCGGACGTTGTGGAGTTCACGAAGATAGCCGAGAGGATGCAAGTATGAGCGAGCGCGTGCTACGCCTGATCGCAGAGATATGCGAGAAGCGGGGTATCAGTAACGGCATGGGAGCAGCGATGCAGATTGTCGCTGCGCTCGAGAAGAAGCGATACATGATCCGTCCGATGAAAGGCTCTCCGGAGATGCTACGGCGGTTGCACGCGCACTGCCGCTACCTCGGCGACACGACCGGTAACGGATACGAGCACTACCGGGACATGGCATACCGGCACGCTGTGGACATGCACGAGTGGCCTACGGTTATCGTGCCGGTGGCGGTACCGCTGGACAATGGCGAGACAGTGACCGTTGACGTACCGATGCCTGATAGCTCGACGAAGGCAACGAACGCGCAGCTGATGGTCGCCTACCAGGTGATCGAGGACGAGGCGAGGCGGGCGAAGATCACGCTACCGGAGGAGTAATGAGCAAGACCGAGCAGAAATACGTCGAGGTATTGGAGACGAAGCTGATCGTCTTCGAGCGCGATGGGTGGCAGTGTTGCTATATGGATGAGGACGGCGAGCGATGCATGAAGCAGGCGACACAGGCCGCGCATATCCTACCGCAAGATGTGCTGCACCTTGCTCGCTACGGGCCGACGGTGATACACCACGTAGACAACATGCGCGGGACGTGCCCGAAGCACAACGCCTCGGTGCAGATCAACTACCGGGCGAAACCGATCGAAGCGGACGCGCACGCAGCGCGGATACAAGACAAACTCAATGGAGGACAGGATGATTCAGACGATTAACTTTGGTTCAGTTCGGGCGCTACGTATCGCACAGACAGGCGTGGGGTTCCGGATACCCGAGGAATGGTGCGCGGCGAACCAGATCGCGCTCGGAGATACGGTGTATGTGAGCGGCAAGATGACCGGCGAGGTGGTCGTATCGAAGACCGAGAGCGAGTGGTCGAAGCCCGTCAAGATCAGGGTGAAGGACCGCAAGTACGCGATCATGACGATACCGGCAGACATCGCACGGACGCGCGGCATCGAGCCGAAAGACGATCTGGAGCTTAGCGCAGACGTAGACACGATGATGCTCACCATTAGGAAGGGGTAGCACGATGACACTTGAAGAACGGCTCGAACTTGAGCAGATGCAGCGTGAGTATTACGCGATGAAGGAGATGGATCGTAGAGCCGTTCGGAGGACAGGGGGAAGTATGAGTATCCCAAAGACCATCTACATGATGGAAGCCGACGCGATGATCCCCTCGCTGGT